GTCTTTGCTGGCGACAGCGGCCCGGCTGCACGCGCCGAGGCTGTAGCTGCGACGCAAGACTACATCGCTCTCACAAAGGCGCAGCTCGAATCCGCAGACGCGACACTGCAGGATGTGCGCGCGCGGCAGGAGGCAGCAGCTTCTCTTCTGCAAGGCAACAGACTCACTGCAGACGGCAACTCGGGATACGCAGAAGACATCGCAACTCGCGTCGCAGAGGCCACGCAGAGCGTTGTCGCACTTGAAGCGAAGCTCGTAGATGCGCGCGCTCGTCTGATCGATCTGGAAAACGCTGATCCCGCAGCGCCGATCAACGTGGCAGTGCGTGCGTCCAATCAGCTGACAGCAGGTCTCGGGAACGCAGTGACGCGCGCGCGCCAGCTTGTGACGGCACTCGCTCAAGCGCCCATGGCGCTGCAATCGCTACAGGAACAGGCCGCTATCCTAGACGCGGGGCTTGCAGCAGCGGCTCGCGGTGCCACTTTGTCGGAGATTCAATCGGACGAATTCCGCACACAGCTTGAACTGAAATACGGGTTGGCGGAGGCAGAGACAAACCTCGAGAACGCCTATATTTCGGGTCTGATCAACCGGGAGGTCGCAGATTTCGATGCTGTTGAAGCGCGTAAGCGGAGGCGCGAGGAGTACATTGCGCTTCTGGGAAAGGTTGAAACGGCAGAAACTGGCGCTGGGCAAGCAGCAAAGACAGCCGGCGATTTAGCAGCAGAGGCTGCTAGGAATGCGGCTGAAGCTGCGACGGCTGCTGCAGAAGCGGCAGCGGAGCGTAAAACAACATTAGAAGAATACGCGATCGATGCGATGGATACGCAGAAAGGTCTGAACGACGTGATCGTCTCGGGATTTCGGGGCGCTGAGGGTGCAATCCGACAGTTTGTGATGACGGGCAAAGCGGATTTCAAATCGCTCGTCACATCGCTGCTGGCGGACCTCGCGGTGCTGGTCGCGCGACAGACGATCCTCGGCCCTCTTGCGAACGCACTGAGCGGTGCATTTGGCGGCGCTACGACTGATGTTCCGATCAAGTGGTTTCACAGCGGCGGGAACGTGGGCAATGGCGGACGCTCCGGCATGGCCAATCCTCTGGCATTCGTCGGCGCTCCGCGTTTTCACCAGGGCATGGACCTGAACCTGAAACCTGACGAGGTGCCCGCGATCCTGCAGCGTGGCGAGCGCGTCTGGTCGCGTGAGGACGTTCGCCGCGGTAAAGATCGAGCAGGTTCCTCGCAGCAGGTCACGGTCGTCGTCGAGCTCCGCGACGACATGCTCGACGCACGGATATCGGAGGGCGCTGGGCGCGTCGTCGTGCAGCGCGCGCCGGAGATCGTGCGCGAGTCGGTGGGCGCTGTCCGCGCGGTGAGTTCGGAATCGCGTCGGTTCTTTGGGCAGTGATGAAATGACAACGAACGTTTATGCTTGGCCGCCAGTCGGCGTGACGTCAGCGCTGTGGACTGTCGAGGATCCCGTCTCGCGTTCAGTCAGCTGGCCCACTGGCGCTCGTCGCACATCGAGCGCGCTGCGCCGTCGGCGACTTGCGTCGATGCAGGTCTCGGCTCGGTCGAGCAACGGTGCAGCAGCTGGGATGATGGAAGCGCTGAAACGCTATCTGCGGGGCGGCGTGCACCTGGTGCGACTGACGAGCTATCCAGTGAACGCTGGTGGCGCGCCCATAGACGACCCCGACCGAGGAAGCGTGCCGCTGATCTGGCGCACGGACTTGGTGCCACTTGACTGGCTCGCGGCTGGCGACGAGCTGCTTTGGGTTTCCGGCACGCTGCTGAGTGGCGTATCCAGCATCGTCGATCAAGTTCCGATCATCACCGTCACCGGCTTGCCGCCAAACCGTCTAGTCGCACGCGCAGGCGAGTTTGCGCGCGTCGGCACCGCTGCTGCGATGATCGCGATCGATGCATCCTCGGACAGCGAAGGTGAAGCAATACTGCGACTGACGGATCCGCTGCCGGCAGGCGTCGTATCGATCGGGGAAAGCGAGACGGCGATCTTCGAGGCCACGGAAATGGGAAGTTCTGCTCGGCCGACCCGGGGCGACTGGACATTGTCCTGGCGCTTTCGCGAGGTCTTTGCTGACGAAATCGGAGGCGAGCTGCTGGAAATTGATCCATGGAGATGACGCGCGGGATTGGTGCAGTGATGCTTGCTGCACTTTCAAAGCACTTTCATCCGGTCCTTCTGGTCTTCATCGACTGGCCAGACGATCCGGTCTTTGCTCATTCCGGCAGCGGCGCGATCACATTCGACGACGCGACCTGGCAGGGTGTGGGTCAGTTCGGTCGCGTCGATCTGCCCCAAGAATCAACCGGGATGATGGCGACGCGCGCGACGCTGACGCTGGTCGGTATAGCAGAGAGTGACATCGACGATATCGAGACAGCCACAGCGCGGAATCGCAGCTGTCGAATTCTGGTCGGCTGCGTCACGCAAGCTGGTGGCAACGTCCTGATCGGCGATCCGGTCGAACTTTGGTCTGGATATGTCGATGCCGCACGTCTGCGCGTCGATGCAGAGGGTGGTGACCTGGTCCACGCTGTCCGCGTCGAGATCGGTGTCGGGCCGTCGGCGCGCGCGCGTGCATCGGTCTATCACTCGGCAGAGGACCAGGCATCGAGTTTCAGCGGCGACACAGCAGGGCGACATCTGGTACGTATCGAGGCGATCACGGAGGCTGCAACATGGCCAGAGACATAAGCGACGTAGTCGCACAGTTTCGCGGGCCGCGGGACATGGCTGCGCAGCGCGTTATGGAGATCGCAGAGGGAGTGATGGACCGTCCCTGGCGCTGGGGCGAGGCGGACTGCTGCACAGCCGCGTGTGACGTGTTTGCAGCGCTTACGGGAGTCGACCCTATGGCGAGTATGCGCGGCCGATACAGCACTGAACAGGGAGCGTATCGGCACATCGTGCGCGCCGGCGGAATGTTGGCGCTCGTATCGCGACTGGCAGATGATGCGCAGCTTTTCCGTGTCCGCAGCAACTTCCGTGCCGGCGATCTCGGAGTGTCTTTGCCCGGCGCAGCAGTAGGCCCGGGCGGCCGCGCACTTGCAGTCTGTGTCGGCACTGACCTCTGGGCAGTCAAGGGTCGGCGGGGAATGACGCTGGTGACAAAGGTCAGCATGGTGTGGCGATGGGCTTCGTAATAGCGGGCCTGCAGGCGATCGGATCATGGCTGGTCGGCGGGAGCGTGCTGGCCGGGATCGTCACAAACATCGCACTCAGCTATGTAATCTCCGCGATAGCTGGCGGCAGACGACCCGGCGCGACTTCGGTTGAGAATATCCGCGATCTGGCATTGCCGCGCAGCTTGCCGCCGAAGCGGTTTGTCTATGGCGAGACGCGTGTTTATGGCACGCCTGCTCCTGCGCGCGTAAAGGGACCTATCCTCTACGCATGCATGATCCTCAATAGCCGGCCCTCGGAATCTGTGGAGAAGATCTGGATCGACAAGCGCGAGATGGCGATCACTGGCAACGCGTTCAACTTTGCTGCAGGCGGTGGAGCGACTGCATCGGAGGAGCCCTTTCAGAGCTACGTCCGCGTCTGGATCGGGCTTGGCGCACAGACATCACCGCCGGCACAGATCCTCGACGAAGCGCCCGATCTATTTGTTTCCACCGATGCGTGGAGGGGTTGCACTGTTCTCTGGCTCCGACTGGACGTCGGGCCGAATGAAGGTCGCGCTGAGCGCTGGCCGCGCGTCCCACCAGAAATAGAGGTGCTGCTGCGCGGATGTAAAATCTGGGATCCGCGCGAGGAAACCCAGAACGCAGACAATCCTGCAACATGGACATGGTCGGCCAATCACGCGCTGTGTGTGCTGGACGCGCTTCGCCAGAGCCCGGTGCGAGCATACCGCTCGGAGAATCTTCACTTGGCGAGCTTCGCATATGCAGCAGATGCATCAGACGAGTTGGTGGATCGCAATGGAAAAGCGGCAGAGCGTCGCTACACCGCGAACGGCGTGGTGATATTCGATGGCGCGGAAATAGAGGACCAGGTCGAACCAATCATGGTCAGCGCTGCTGCGCGCTTCACGCGGCTCGGCGGCCGGCTAGCTTTCTTGCCGGCAGTGTGGCGCGCGCCATCCGCTACGATCACTTACGTGCTGGCTGATACTGGCGTCGAGTATGATTGGCTGCGGCCAGGTCGCGATCTGGCGAACGTCGTCAGGGTGTCTTACCCCTCGCTTAATCGCGACGCGCGCATGGCGGAGCTTCTGCCCTACGAAGTGCCGGGCGCGCGTGCGCAGGACGGCGGCATCGAGACAGTGATCGATGTGGAACTTCCCTTCTGCACATCGCCGACACAGGCAATGCGCGTGCAGAAAATTATAGCTCTACGTCAGCGTGGGCAGCGACATGTGCGTGCGACGCTGGCGCCCGAACAGTTCAATCTTGTCGGCGGAAGTGTTGTGACGCTCGCGCTGCCCGCGCCGTTCGCTCGACTTAATGGGACATTCGAAGTCGCATCGATCGCGCCTGGCGTGTCGCCGCTCGGCGGCGAAGCTGAAGAGCAGGGCAGCGGTGGCGTCGCGCTGCGCTGCCCGGCCGAGCTGGTCGAGACATCAGCGAGTGTTTTCGCCTGGTCGCCAAGTTTGGAAGAGCAAATCATCATCGACGGCGCACCATTCGATCCATGGCGGTTGGGCGTCATCACGCCGGGGGCGCTCTCTGCGACAACGGGCGCAAGCGTCGCGGTCGGCGCGCAAGCACGCATCCGCTTTGCGTTCGACCCGAGCGACAGCTCGGCCGTCACTGACTACGAGTGGCAGTTTCGTGCGGTCGGCGACTCCTATGAAGCTGGTGGTCTCATTGATGCTGCTGTTCGTGACGGAGTCGGTAAAGTCTTCGGCCACATGAACGCTGTG